TTCTATTTTAGTTGGTAAATGCTCAAAACATGCTGCCTTGATCCTGATTCCTAATTCTTTGAGTGAGAAATAAGAACAAAATTGCGAAAATTGACATAAAGAGAGAGGTCATCTAACCGAAAACGAACACCCGCCTGGCTCAACGTTGGAATCCGGTTGCTTGACCTGTTCTTTATACTCGGAAGAGAACAAATGAGCGGTTTTGAATGAGAGGAGCGCACATGACATTACAGACTGTACGCGAAGCGATGCGCGCGGGCGGGCGTTTATCAACGCTGACGGTGGACGCATGGGCGGCGGAACAGATTGCACGCGCCGAAAAAGTATCGCTCTTCCGCGATTATGTCGCGGGCGATCATCCGCAGGATTTGACCGACGGAATGCGGCGTATGTTACGCATCAAAACGGGCAGCCCGCTCCAGGAATTTTGTTTGAACTATATGGATACCGTCGTGCAAACACTGGCGGATCGGCTGCGCGTGGTCGGCATTGATACGGCGGACGACGCCGCGCGTTCATGGGCAGCCGATCGGCTGCGCGCCTCCAGCTTCGACGGGATGCAGGGCGATGTTCATGAAGCAGCACTGATCGACGGCGACACATTCGTCATGGCGTATGTCGATGCGATGGGGCAAACGCGCTGGTGTCATGAGCCAGGTTTCGATGGCGAAAACGGCATGATGGTGCTGTACGAAAATGCTACCGCACGCGCACCAACTGCGGCGATCAAAGTGTGGTCGGTGGGTGACGAGACCCGTGTCAACGTGTATTACGCCGACCGTATCGAACGCTGGATCGGTCATGGCGGCAGTTTGAGCGCCTACGAAACCGATGATCAAGCCGGCGTCGTCGATTGGTTGATGCGTGACGGAACACCCATTGGCGTGCCAGTCATCCATTTTCGGCATCGTGCGCGGCGTTGGGGCATGTACGGTACGAGCGAAATCGAAACGGCGATTCCGGTACAAAATGCGCTCAACCGTACGCTGTACAGCATGGTCATGGCGGCAGAACTGACCGCATTTCAAATTCGCTACGCGGTTGGCTGGCAACCGCCTGCCGATCTTGCGCCGGGCATGTGGATGGCGATTAGTCCGGATCGTCCGCTGACGCCGGAAGAAAAAATCGACATCGGCACGCTCAGCCAGGGTGAGCTGATGCCTTATCTCGATATGGCGCGGTATCTCGCCAGCGAGATTGGGCGCATCACGCGCACGCCGTCGCCAGAATTTGGCGCGGATGATGCGAGCGGCGAATCGCTCAAACAACGCGAGGTCGGCTTGATCGGTAAGGCGAGGCGTTTCCAAATCAAAGCTGGAGACGCGTGGAGTCGCTGCCTGACAGTAGGCGCGCGCATCGAATCGGCGTACGGACTCGACAACGCGCCGCTCGATGCACAGTTCAGCGTGCAGTGGGCATCGCCCGAAGCACGCGACGATAGTCAGCGTTTGCGCGATGCGCTCAGCGTCGCTGATCAAGTCGGGCGCGCCGAATTTTTACGCTTGATCGCACCTGTGTTCGGTTACGACGACGCCAAAATCGCCGCGCTGACCGGTACCAGCACGCAGGCGTAGGGGCAGCCCGCCACCACGAAAACATAAAAAACGAAGGCGCAAATATTTGTGTAGGGGAGCAGCGTGCTGCGCCCGATCAATGTCCATCAATGGAGAAACCATGAACGACCAGCACGCACTGTTGACAACCATTAACGAAGGGCGACCCACCGAGTCGCCGCTGCAAATCGACTCTGTTCCTGAACCGATGGCTGATGGTTCGGTGGATGGCGTATCCCCCATCGCGCCAGCCGACAACGCCGAGACGACCATCCCCGGCAATGTGGCAGCGCTGCCGACATGGGCGCAAGGCATGATCCGCGAACTGCGCCAGGAAAGCGCGGGGCGGCGCGCCGAGATCAAGCGGCTGAAAGACGACGCGACGCGCACCGAGACCGAGCGCGTGCACGAACGGTATCAGCTTGAAGCGGCGCAGCATACGGGCGAAACGCTCAAGCCGCGCGCTGAACGTGCGGATCGACTCGATGCCTACTTGCGTGAGACCGTCGGACGGCGCGTGGCTGCGCTGCCGAACGCGTATCGTGCGCTTGTGCCGACGTATGCTGACGCGCTCGATACGCTGGCATGGTTGGATGCGAACGCATCAGTCTTGACGACTCCGCGCGCGCCGATGTTGGACGCGGGGACACGCGGTGATAATCGCGCGGTACGAATCAGCGCGGCAGAACGGGATATCGCCGCCAGAATGGGCGTGACGCCCGAACAATACGCGCGGGCAAAACGATAAACGATCAAGACCTGAACCATACAAGGAGAACAACCGCATGGGGAACTTCGATTATGCCTACACGCTGGCGGGCGGCGATGATGTGCCGTCGGTGCATGATTTTCCGGTCGCCACCAGTCAAACACTCAAAGTCGGTGATTTAGTTGAACTTTCGAGCGGGCTGGTGATCAAATCGACAGGTTCGACGGCGATTCCGCTTGGAGTCATGGCGCAAGACAGCACCAGCGCGACCGCAGGCACACTCGTGCGCGTCTCGCCGATTGTGCCTGCGCAAGTCTGGCGCGCGGTCGCATCGGCGGCAGCGACCAGCACGCTATTGGGCGCACGCCGTTACGACATCACCGCGGCGCAGAAAGTCGATGTGGCGGATAGCACGAATGGCTCGATGCTGATCGTGAAGCTCGGCAAAACCAGCAGCGATGTATACGTGACGTTCACACGTTGTGCGTTCGTCGAGATTGGCAGTTAGTACCGAATGCTGAGTAACGAGGACTGAGTGAAGGGCAGGTAAAAGGAGCGAAAGTTCCTGCTTTTACCTCCGCACTCGTTACTCGTCACTTCATTTGCAAAATCAACGAGGAGATCACCCAACATGTCCACCCCGATGACACGAGAACAACTCAGCGATTTGACCGCGTTGGAAGTCGCGCTGCGCGCGGTGTTTATGGAACAAATCGCGCCGACGCCTGGCGAAAGTCTGCTGACCACGCTGTACAACGTACAAAACTCGACGCGCGCCGTCGAACGCAATCTGGGCATGGGCAGTTTTGGCGATGTGCCAGAGTATCGCGGCGTGCTGGAATACGACAGCTTTGATCCGTTGTATACCGCCAGCTACCAGCACAAAGAATACGCGCTCGGCATGGCGGTCGAACGTGTGCTGCTGGATGACGATGAATACAACGTGATTCGCCGCAGTGCCGCCATGCTCGGCTTGTCGTTCGACCGCACCATCGAAAAACATGCGGCGGGCGTGTTCAACAATGCGTTTGCGACGGCGTTTGCAGGCGCGGATAGCAAGCCGTTGTGCGCGACCGATCATCCGCTTGCGCCTGGATTGACCGCGACACAAAGCAATAAAGGCACGAGTGCGCTCACGCATGACGCGGTCATCGCCAGCAAAGAAGCGATGATGAAGTTCACCGACAGCCGCGGCAACCCGCTTCCCGTTATGCCCGACACGATTCTGGTGCCCGTCGAGCTGGAAGCCGAAGCGCAGGTGATCGTCGAATCGAGCCTGAAAAGTGGCGGCGCGAATAACGACGCCAACATCAATCGCGGCTATCGCGTCGTCGTCAGCCGTTTCTTGAGCGACTCCACCAACTGGTTCTTGATCGACAGCCGCATGGCGAGCCTGTATCTGAACTGGTATTGGCGTGTGCGCCCCGAATTTACGGCGGACGCGAACAACGAATACGCGCTCGTCCACAAATTTCGTGGTTACGCGCGTTACAGCTTCGGCTGGGATAGCTGGTCGTTCCTGTACGGTCACGAAGCGGCTTAAGACCAGTCCCAAGTGCTGAAGTACCGAAGTGCTGAGCGAAGGGCAGCTAAAAGGACGGACAAATCGCTGCTTTTAACTCAGCACTCAGTACCTGCTACTGCGTACTCACAAAGGAGAACCAATATGCCAATTTTCAATAATACGCGCATGGTCGATGTGACACCAACGATCACAGCGGGCGCGTACAGTGCGGGCGATGTAATCGGTGGGCTGCTCACGTTCGATGTACACAGCGCGGGCGGCGGCGGCACGATCCGCCGTGTCACCGTCATTGACAGCGACGACGAAAAAGCGGCGAGCAAGCTGTATCTGTTCAGCGCGCCGCCCGCCATCATCGCCGATAACGCGCCGTTTGCCCCGACCGCCGCCGATTTGCGCAAGCTAGTCGATATCGTCACGCTGGCGTCGAACGAATACACCACGATCAACGGACGCGCGGTCGCAATCAAACGCGATGTCGGTATCGATTATGTCGCATCCGATGGACGTGTGTACGCCTACTGGGTATGCGACGGCGCGATCACCTATGCGACGACGGGCGACCTCACGCTGCGTATCACGGTGTGGCTGGATTAACCGATGACACAAACCCGCAACCGCAAACGGCGGATCGCTAAAAAATCGGCGGCGGTCACCATCCCGCCGATCACCTATGTGCTGCGCGACGACTTTTCGACCGATGCCGCCGCCCTGTTGGCGAGTCCGCGCACCAGCGAACCGACAGGGACGCTGACGCTGGTTCAAACCGACGGTCAGTTAAGCGTGAACTCCGGCGCGCTGATCGTGCCGACTCAGGCGACTCCGGTCGGCGGCGATCTCGGCTTTTATGGGGCGGC